AGACTGTTGAAAATTTCAGGATGTAAATAAGTAATGTCGGCAACACCAATGTTGTTCACGTATACTTTATACGTTCCGTGGTGTACCCCTGCTTTGGCTTCTACGTTGGTAAATCCATGTTTGGAATATATATCGGCTAATTCTTTTGCATCTTCTAATGAATTTTTTCTAAAAAAATCATAGTCAGGTAATTCGTAATTATAATTATAAAAACGGTCAGATTTAGGTAATATATTATTGATTGCTGTTCCCCCATAAATAATTAATTGTTTACGTTTAATAAAACCTTCCACTATTTTAATTGTTTTTTTAGTTTCTGGTGATTCTACTAATATTTTTCCTTGTTCTTTTTCCACTTTATCTACATTTAAACGTAAAATAGCTAATTCGCAATCTTGAAATTCCATACTTGGAGAACATACTACCATAGGATATACATAGATTATTTTAAATGAATCATATAAGAATTTCCCGATTTAGTACATGAACCTATAATTTCAGGATTTACTTTATTTTTCTTAATATCTTCTGTATTATATACATGGTCTTCATCAATATAATACATAATACCACGATATTCTTCTGCCCAAATGGTCTTTTCTTTGAACGCCGGTTCTTGCTTTACCATAATTCCATGAGGAAGTCCTTTTGTATGAGTTCCACAATATAAACAACCATCTTTTTTACGACGCGTGCATTGTTCTCCTTCATGACCGCTTCCTTTGGCACACCGCGCTTCACATCTTGAATCATGTGGAACACAATTTTTAGCTCGTTTACGTTTGCTGAAATCTGATTTAGTAATATCAACAGGTTTAGTAGAATGTACCCATTGCAAAAGTGGTTGAGACAACTCATTCGGCAATTTATTTAATTCATGTATAAGATGTTTAGTATAGGTCTCATTTTGAGAATTGATTTTTTCTAAAATACGGCGTTCCATTTTGTACAATCTATAATGATTCTAAATGTATATCAATTTTTAAAAAGAGTTAAAAAATAAAGGAATGAATGATGTATGAATATTCAAGATATGAAAGAACGGATTGAAAACATGCCTAAACATTACCAAATTGAAATTGGAAAAATATTAATTGGGCAACATCAAATTACACATAATGAAAATCAAAACGGTATTTTTGTTAATTTATCCAACATATCCTATGAAATATTAGAACAATTGCAAAAATACATTGATTATGTTAACCTACAAGAATCGCAAATTAACCAAACAGAACTACAAAAAGATGAGCTTAAAGATTTATTTTTTAAATAAGTATATGAAAGTACCAAAATTTGTTTTGAATAAATCAAATTTTGATAATTATTTGTTTTGTGACCCGTATACTAACTCTTTTTTACAAGTTACCGGTTTGCGAAAAATACACATTTTAAATAGTGCACCTACTTCTATTGTACATTCAATTGAGACCAACGCAACAACACTAAAAACATTGATAGACCTATGTAAATGGAAAAAATGCAACGTTTGGATTATCAAACAACATATATGTTATCCTATTGGTAATCATCCACCTACACATATCATTGAAAACAATACAGTTATACCATGGGATGGTCAACCGTACTCTACTCATTATCATGTTACAAAACCGTTGTATGCATTATCCCATTATAAATTAGATGAACTCAAAACGATTGCCACCCAGTTACACATTCCAGTGTCTAAAACAAAAAAACAAATATATAGTGATATTCAAACCATTATTCATGTAACTTGAAATATTTACGTGTTTTAGATTTACGTTTGTATTTTTTTCCACCACCTCTAGATACATCTATACTACCTTTAGTTGATACAATTTCAATTTCATAATTTCTACGAATACGTTTATCTGCTGGAATTACAGTAACATCGCCAAAATCAATAATTTTGAATTCATAGGTATCATCTATTTTTTTATATAAAAAATTATGACTATGTAAATCATTATATTGTAAATTGTGGTCGTATAATATATCTAGTAATTGTTTTATTTTTGATTTTATACCTTTTTCATCTATTGTCATATCATAACCACTTTCTGTTAAATCATGTAATAATTCGTCTAATGTACCTGAATTTTTTAAATCTTTGCCGCCATAATGTTCCATTAATAATATTCCATACAAACCATCATTATAATTAATAAATTTTAATCCATAAAATTTAGGGGCTATACCCAATGAATTTATGTAATACATATGTGCTGTTTCTGTTTCTAATACTTTTTCGGTAATCCAACCCTTTTCAGTTATTTTATACACTTTTGCTAACAAATCATCGCAATCGGTTATATCAGAAGGAGAACAAACTTTATAAACGTAAAAATTGCCACTATATGCGCATTCTCCAATATAGTATTTACCTATTTGCATACCAGTTATTTTCATAGGATCGCCAGAACATTTACCACCACCTTTCATATATTATATACTTAAAAATCATATATTAAAATTGATTAAATAAAAAGTATAGGTATATAGCATAGAATGGATAAATTAATAGAAACCTATCTGAAACATAAAAATTCAGATTCCGTAAAATACGAATTTGAATTACGGTTTAAACATTATTTAGAACCGCTTACCAGAAGCGATTACAATAATGTGATTGAATGGTTGCTCATGTGCGGGTTTAAAATAAAACAACGTGTATCTTTATTTCGAATATCCTTAGGCAAAAATATTCGTGCTGAAATAGATGGAATTGACGCCATTAAACAGTATTGTGCAAACCAAACCAGTGAACATATGAAATATGTAGAAAAACAGCAAATAGCTGAACCTTTTACACATCAAGGGTACAACGTACAATTTTCTTTAAACTCTGAAACGGTTAAACCTGGGGTTGAAACTATGCCAGATTCAAATACGTTTCGATTTATGAAACGTATTCAATTATACCACCCAGACCATCCCTCCTTTGTCATTGATTGCAGTATTGTAAAAATGTTACGTAATAGTCCTAACAAAACAATGACTAAAGTATTTGACATTACACCTGTATATGAAATTGAAGCAGAATGTCTTGAAACACTTCCTATGAAAGAATTAAAAGGTGAAATAGCATTTATGATTACCCATGTATTGAAAGGATTGCAGAGAACCAATTTCCCTATTTCGTACAAGGAAATAACAGCTGTTCAAGAAGAATACAAAGAACTATTTCCTGTAGGCGACCGATTGAAAGATTTGAATTTTATTGGGCCCAATACAGTTACATTGCAACATGAAAATCTTCCAATGTTAACGGAAGATGATTTTATGGTAACAGATAAAGCCGATGGTGAACGTAAACTATTATTTATTTCTAAAAAAATGAAAATGTATTTGATTCCAACATCAGGTCGTGTTGAAAATATGAATTGTACATTGGAACCTCAAAAAGGGTTACCGATTGGACCTATGGTATTAGACGGTGAACATGTAGTGAAAGATTCACATAATAACATGCATAATACATTTTATGCTTTTGATATGTATTATTTGAATATTGACCCGTTGACTGAACAAAATAGGAATAATCTTAGTATCAATACCAATGATGTTCGTGCTTATACTCTACCTGTTCGTCGCGAAGTCTTAATGCGCGTCATCAATTCTGTATTTACATCGATTACCAATTTATCTGAAAGTAAATATGCTATTCAATATAAACAATTTTTAACGTTCTCACCTGCCAATTGCAAAATGTTGTATGAAATGCCCAAGCCATATCATAAAGACGGTCTCATTTTTACCCCTATACAATATGGTGTTGGTGTATCAAGTGTAGATTCTCCCATTTCCAACAAACGAACCACATGGGATTTAAATTTTAAATGGAAACCTGCAGAAGAAAACACAATTGATTTTTATGTAGACATTGACCCTACCCCAAAAAAAACAATCACCGGAAAAGAATATAAAGTCATTACATTAAAATCTTCGTACAACGCGTATCCCACTCGAGAACAGACGGATTATACAGTATGTCCATCCGTTTCTGTCTATCAAAATTTTGACATCATTTCCAATGGCAAACAACGAATTCCTTTTATTGGCGGTAGACCTTATGATGTGTCGGCCTACATGTGTAACATGTATACGAACGAAGAAGGAAATGTTTGTACAGAAAGTGACGGACGACCAGTGGAAGTTCTTGAACATGGTTCTATTGTTGAATTTAAATATGACGCTACAAGAGAAAAGGGCTGGAGATGGACTCCAATTCGCGTTCGTTGGGATAAAACGGACCCGAATGCATACAGTACTGCTGTGAAAAATTGGATAAGTATACATAATCCAGTTACGTATCAAATGTTGGTAGCTCCAATGAAAGAAAGTGTAGTAAGCAAATCATTACGTCCTATCGAATTAGATACAGAATATTATACGTTGAAAACAGAAAAAGGTAACTTGAAAGAAGGTAAATTGATGAGCGATTTCCACAACGATATCAAACGAATGTTGATTGACAAAATTTCTGATAAAGTACGTTCGAGTACTAGAAGAAAACCATTGTTGATTGATTTTGCATGTGGTAAAGGTGGTGACCTCCAAAAATGGGAAGATGCACAAGCTGGGTTTGTACTTGGTATTGATATCAACAATGACAATTTACATAATACGATAGATGGTGCCTTTTTACGTGTTGTACAAAAGAAAAATCGTAAATCTAAACGTAAAGAAAAAGAGTTGTTACCCATTATATTTGTAGAAGGAAGCAGTAGTTTGCTTATCAAAGAGGGGGAAGCGTTAAAACATGATTATGAAAATCGAATTCTACAGTATTTATTTGGTATGGAATCTACGTATCCGCCCATGTTATCTGAAAAAACACAAATACCTTACGGATTTTGTAAACAAGGATTTGATATTGGAAGTATACAATTTGCGCTGCATTATATGTTTGATTCAGAAGAATCGATTATGAAATTTATTTACAATTTAATTGATTGTATTCAAGTAGGAGGTTATTTCTGTGCTACCTGTTTTGATGGAAAAAGTATGATGGAATTATTAAAAAATATCAAAAAAGGACAAATTATGTCTACCGCTCACGATGATACTGGTACGTTCAAATTGTCTACCGATGTAAAACAAGGTTATGTTCCTTTTTCCAATATTCGAAAACAATACGATGATTCAGATATGAAAGAGAAGGGTCATTATGTTCCATTATCTATTGGAGTGAAACAACAATCGTTGAATAAAGATAAATTTCTTGAAGAATACCTAGTATTTGCAGAATATTTCATTCCTCTTATGGCAAAATATGGGTTTGAATTAGCTACAAACTTTCAAGATTTTCCTAATGGAACTGGTTTATTTAAAACAGTACAAAGTAAATTTAAAGACATGTCGTCCGAGCCAAACCAAGAAGCTATCTCGTATTTAAACCGATATTACATATTTCAAAAACAAAAACATATAGCTTTTCGTGGTACAAAAGTATATGAAACAGAAACAAACCACTATTTAAAAATTAAAATTAGTTAAATAGGTAAAGGGTATATACAATTATGAATTATATATTACCCCATGTAAATATTTCCTATAAAGAAAATGAAACACATTGCTCTATTCTTTCTAATTCGTTGCAACATTATTTAACTACATTTGAACCTACGAACGAAATAGAAAATAAAATAATCATGTTAAGTAAATACAAACCTAAATCAAATTCTTTTTTTGTAATGCTGGAATTATTACATTCAAACCGTATTCCAGATACTACAGAAATTACGTATGTAGGAAGTGATGCATGTTTAGAAGCTTTTGATTGGATTAAAAAAAATATTTCTTTTAAATTAAGAACAAAATCAACCCAATTGATTATAGGTGATATCGATGATTTTAAAGAACAAGTGTTGTATATATTGAATCATCAAATTGCAGGAGGTATGTGTTTTCTTCGAATTGCAGATACCACACAACAAGATACCATTCAGCTTATTTATGTATTGTGTGCTTGTTATGAAAATGTACATATTTGTAAACCACGAGCGATTAGTAATAGTAGTTTAGTAAAATATATTGTTTGCACTAATTTCAAAAAAATTGTACAAATCGATAATTATCAAAATTTGATAATACCTTATTATTTCATGACCAAAATAAATGAACTCAATGCCATGTATGGTCAAATACAATTTGAATATTTACAATATACGGACGATTCTAAAGAAAAATGGATTCATTGGTGTTCTGAATTTTCTATTCCAATTTAGGAAAAATATAATCTATAAGTATGGATTATAAAGTCGTTGGCAGTTTATTCAATATGATTGTTTTCATTATTTTTGCATCGTCCTATACATTTCGTTATGTAAAACGAATGGGTGTTCGTGATGAAGACACTTCTTTAATTATTCGGTCATTGTTAGTTGGTTTAGTTAGTTATTTAAGCATGAATATGAATTATTGAAAAGGCACTTAAATAAATGGTACATATTACCATATGTCCAATATGGTAAAACCACAATAAGGCGATAAAGTGGTTGGGAGGTTCAATTCCTTCCTTGGACGTATCTCGTGATAGCTCAGTTGGTAGAGCGACGGACTGTAAATCCGCAGGTCAAGGGTTCAACTCCCTTTCATGAGATTAATGTTAGAGTTTCATAATATAAATAAGTAATATGGACCCAACTATTACTTATTTATTCAATCCAAAACGTAAAACAACTGTTGTTACTGCACAAGAGTATGATGTTGATTATAAAGAACGTATTTTAGAATTAACTTCTTCCATGTTTGATAATACCCATAGTGGTTTACAACATTCCTTTCGAAACTATGTGCATGATTGTATTCAATATTTGAAACAGCAAGATTCGGAAAAAGAATTAGAAAAAACTATAGAAATTGCACCAATCAATGGCGACCAGTTCATTTTTGCTCCTAAAAAAATAGACGTTCTTGTAAAAAAGAATAAAAAAAATATGTTTTTAATACATGGTAAAACCTGAAATATGTTCTCCGCTTTATAAAAAGAATAAAAAATATACTTGTTACAATAATAATCATTTGTATCAATTAAAACATAAATACAATCGGACACATAAAAAAAAAATAAATACAAACAATCCAGTTGATATTTGGAAAGAATTAGAATCTAAACTTACCAAATGCAAAAAAGAATCTTGTTGGGCGAAAGAACTCGACGTTCCTGTAGATGAAGTGTTTGCCCCTAAAAGTCCTTCTTCCTGGAAAAAAAATAAGAATGAATGGTTGTCCAGTTTAGAAATTACAGATGTGTTGGAACAATATGAAAAAACGTACCCTCATTTCAAATACATAGGACCATCTCCATCCGATTATGATTTTAAAGAAGAAGATGGACAATGCGTTTGGCCTGAATTATGCGAGTTTGATGTCAATAACACTAAATATACCGATATTGGAATTGTATTCAACATAGACGAACACGAAGGAGAAGGAATACACTGGGTGTCGATGTTCATAGACAGACGAAAAAAAATAATTTACTATTTTGATTCAGCCGGTGACAAAATTATTAAAAATATTAAAAAGTTTGTCACCCAAGTTCAAGGACAAGATTCTAGTTACAAATTTGTTGAAAATCATCCCAAAGAACACCAATTTAAAGATTCCGAATGTGGAATGTACGCGTTATTTTTTATCATTACCATGTTAAAAACCCATAATTATGATTATTTTAAAGGTAAAACTACTTTTCCAGATGAAAAAATAGAAAAATTACGGAAAAAATATTTTAATTCCTAATAAAGAGAATAACAATAGGGTAATATATGAATACAACCGATAATAAACGAATGTTGTGGGACCTTGTATGCGAAATGGATTTATTTCGACCTGGATTACAAAAAGAAGAAATTATGAAATTGTTTGAACAAAATATTTTAATTGCTGACAAATTAGATACAACGTTAACGGATAAAAATAAACTATTTTTATCGTTGTTTGTTCCTGCTATCAATAAACTGAAAGTAGAAGATAAAGAAACGTCTACCCGCGAAACGTTTTTTGAAGAACGTGTACAAACCATTCAACAAAGTACCGATGTTCCTCTCTATAACATATTTGACCCAGTGGATGTCCAACACGAATTGGTTGCTATCAAACAATTGCTTCACAGAATTTTAGAGAAATTAGGTGAATAAAATTGAAACATAATTTTACTTGTGAGAAAGGTATAAACAACATGGAGCTTCTCAACTGGGTACCTTCCAACAAATTGGCGTTCACCATGCTTCAGATGAACCCTAATGCTATCGACCATATTGAAAAATACCATATTCCAAAAATGTGGACTCTTTTATCAGAAAATCCTGGCGCACTATGTTATATGTACAACGACCCTACTATGTTGGATAATGCAGGTTACGCTGGCTGGCTTAAAAATCCAAATCCAGCCATTATTCCATTGTTAGAAAAATATGTATGTATTAAAGTACCCTATGTACAAGAACGATTATTGGAAAACCCCAACGCACTTCATTTAGTAGATGCACGTTATATTGAAGGTAATTTACATTTATTGGCTAAAAATACAAGTCCTCTTGCCATGCAACTAATTGAAGATTATATCGATGTATTATCCAATGTTGCATGGGAAAGATTATCAGCTAATCCATCTGCAATACATATCCTTGAAAAAAATCTACATAAAGTGGATTGGAACATTTTATGTTCTAATCCAGCGGCTATTCATTTATTGTTAAAACTTCCATACCGTATTTATTGGTTTCAATTTTCAAAAAACACACATCCACTTGCAATTGAACACATGAGAAAAAATCTGGAAAAAGTCAATTGGGAAAATTTATCTGCCAATCCAGCTGCTATTGAACTGTTAAAAGAAAATCAAGATAAAATTGCTTGGTATTGGTTGTCTCAAAATCCTGCTATATTTGAATACAACTATTCAAACATGGCTAAAGCAAAAACAAATATAATCCGAGAAGAGTTGGTTTCGGTTGCATTGCACCCTGACCGTGTTTGCAAATGGTTGCGTGAAGGATTGACATTGGCTGATTTGTAATATTTGCTTTATTTTTTTATACTACTACTACTATGACAACATGGACAGATGATGTAATTGAAATGTTAAAAAAAATAAGAATTAATTCTTATTTTATGAGTGTTAAACATAAAAATAGATACATTGAATTTAAAGAATGTTCTAGATATTTTGATTTACCCGTTATTGTACTTTCAATATTCAGCAGCACATTTATATCCTTTCAAAGTGTCCCAGAATATGATAAAATTATGGTCAATACAGCTATAAGCATGTTTATAGCCATCTTAACATCCATTAAACTATACCTCAATTTATCCGACTCTATTAATCAGAGTGAATCCCTTTCTCAAAAATTCTATTTATTAAGCATAAACATTTATAAAATATTGGAATTGGACGAAGAAAACAGGAAATGCGACGGTCACGTATTTTTAAATGACACCTATAGCGAATATGTAAAATTATTAGACAGTTCCAATATTTTTAAAACAGACATTAAAAAAGACATGCTAATTGAGGATATTAAACCATTGATAAAACCATGTAAACGTACAAAAAATAACCAAACACAAACCCAACAAGAACTTTCAACGAATTCAATCAACACTTCCACTGCTCTTACTATTAAAAATGAACCTGATATGATACCGGAATTTTGTTCAGATTATCCTAATTCAGTTATTTAACCAAAATTTACATTTTTTTAATTTTTTCAAGTTGCTTTGATATTTTATTTGGAGCCATGATAGTATTGCTATCCATTTTAAAAATTATTTTGTTTGTACATAATTGTATACCGTTATCAATACATTCATCCCCTTCCCGATTTTTATTTTTAACATATTTGATGGTACAAAATCGTGTAGTAGTGTTAAATTTATCCAATAACAATTCTAGTTGTTTAGTTGTTTCTTTAGTGGACCCATCATTTATCCAGACAATTTCAATTGCAAAATGTCCTTCTTGGTTTGCTATTGCCTCTAGACATTCTTTCAGGTGTGAAACCTTTGTATTATAACTACAAATGACAATAGAAACGGATTCTTTGGGTGGTTTCAAACTATCTGGTAACTTAATTAAATTCATTTTTCCATAATTTTCTTTGGTTGACCCCCATTCATGATAAGCATATACTTTTCCATGGCCAGTATATTTAACTCCTGTATAATGTATGGGTATAAAATAATAACTTGGAAATATAGTAACATCTTTGTATTTTGAATTGTCTAACATTTTGGTTAATAATTGTGGACCAACTGTAGTCCATGCAGGATTGTTTATAATTGATTGTAAATTACGTCTATCTAGTATCCAATGAATTGCGGCAAGACATAAAGGATGTTTGGGTGGAAATGCCATAGTTCCGTTTGCAACTAAGTTGGGTCGACAATCTTCATTTTCATAGGCACAAAATGCCTTTTGTTCCATTAAATGGTTGTCGAATGGTTCTATACAAATAGAATCAGCATCTAAATATACACCGCCGTAATGATATAACAGTTCCCATCGCATTATATCTACTTTACCACATATTTCTTTTATCATTTCTATTTGTTCACTGCATTGAAATTTAATATTTTGTTTTATAAACTCTTCTTCTGACCATGAAATATATTCAAAATCAGGATTCTTATTTTTCCATGTATCCATCATTTTAGATGGTCTAGGTTTATTACCTATCCATATTTGATGAATAATTTTTGGTATACTCATATATATAAGAAAATATTAAAAAATTGTTCAAGATAAATTAGTTGTATCAAAATCTGAGTAAAATTGTATTATTTTTTTGAAGAATCGAATAATGTTAGTTGTCTAACATTTTCAACTGTATCTTCTGATTGAATCATTTTATCAATATATTCATTTTGTAAATTAATATATGTATTTTTATCTGAATGGTCATATGTAACTTGGGTTGGATGTAGTCTGTAGAATAACAAATTATCTCCTATATTATATATTATTCCATATACTTTCAATACTTTTAGTACTAACTCAAAATCTTCACATTTTGAACGTGTTTTATTGTAGTTTCCTACATTTATTATAGCAGATTTTTTGAAACACCATGTTGGATGATTAATAAACCAATGTGATTTTGTATCTTTGTATTGGTTCCATGTTAACGTTAGTGGATGGTGTGTATCGTATACATGAATTTTACTATTGTTTTCTGTTTTAAATAATGAAATATTTGAACCACACAATACACAATCAGATGTTTTTTTCATAAATTCGAGTTGGGTTAATATTCTAGTAGGTAGCATAATATCATCACTGTCCATCCGAATGACTATTTCATGGCTGCATAATAATAGTCCATTATGGAGACATGCTCCAACACCTTCATTCTGTGGATTTTTAATATAGTTAACACTGCAAAATCGTGTAAGAGATTGAAAAGATTGTAATAATAATTCTAATTGAATAGATGATTCACTGCTTGAACCATCATTTATCCATACAAGTTCAATTTCAAAATCACCTTGTTGGTTTGCAATTGATTCTATACATTCTTTTACATATGAAACATCTGTATTATAACTACAAATTAATATAGAAATAGATTCGATGGGTGTTTGTAAAATATCAGGCAATGTAATTGAATTCATGACATCGTAATTTTGTTTTGTTGACCCCCATTCTTGGTATGCATATACCTTTCCGTGCCCATTATATCTAATTCCAGAATAATGAATAGGTATAAAATAAAAGCTAGGAAATACGGTAACGTCTTCAAAATGAGGTAATAAATTAGTTAATAATTGTGGACCAACTGTAGTCCATGCAGGATTGTTTATAATCGATTGTAAATTATTTTTATCTAGTATCCATTTAATTGCGGCAAGACACAAAGGATGTTTGGGTGGAAATGCCATAGTTCCAGTTGCAACTAAGTTGGGTCGACAATGTTCATTTTCATAGGCACAAAATGCTTTTTTTTCCATTAAATGGTTGTCGAATGGTTCTATACAAATAGAATCAGCATCTAAATATACACCGCCGTAATGGTATAATATTTCCCAACGAATTATATCTGCTTTACCATTAATTTCTTTAATCAAAACGATTTGTTCACTACATTGCAACTTAAAATTTCGTTTATAAATCTCTTCTTCAGACCATGAAATATATTCAAAATCAGGATGTTTGGTTTTCCATGTATCCATCATTTTAGATGGTCGTGGTTTATTACCTATCCATAATTGATGAATAATTTTGGGTATAGTCATTATAGTTATTATAACATTTATTTATATTCATTTATACTAAAATTATAGAACATTAACTTGTATACCATTTTAGGTGCTTAATATATTCCATGCTATATTCATTGTTATTTAATACAATCGAATCCTTTTTTACTGTTAGGATAGAAGGATTGTTTAATATGACTAATTCTGAATAACGAAGTAAATTCATAGTTGTATCAAAAATAGCAAAAAAATATTTATTGCATTTATACAATAAAAACCATATAGTATCTTCAAAAATAAAACCAGAAATGTGAGTCGTATTTTTAAAATAAGGTGGTATTGGTTTTACTTGTATTGTATTTTCCTTTTTAAATTGTAGTGGAAACCAATTTAATATTATAAAAGGAAGCAGTATTTCTTGATGGGTATCTACACTACGAATTGGAGTTAATACAGGATAATTGTATATATCTTTTTCAATCCATAATTGACTATAATGTTTTATAGGTGATATAGATTGTTCTATTCTATATGTATTGTATATAGATAATATGGGAGTATTGTGTAAAAAAATAGAATCTCCATTAAATGATAACGGGAATGATTTAATTTCTTCTATCGTAAAAAACTTGCTCATTAAATGTGGACCTGTTATATACAAACTACTATAACCCGTTATATTATATTTTACATAGTTTACAATTGTTTGGATACATTTATATAATATACTATTGTTTGGTTTAGAAATTAATAATGCATTGTATATTCCAGTCATACCAACATAGGGTCTATCTCTTACATAATATTCGTTGTCTGTTAAGTATATTAATTTAAAATGTGGATTGACATTGTATTTTATATCTAAATAAATTCCTCCTTTTTTGTATAATATGCAATACCTCCATAAATCAGCTTTATATGCACCTGGTTTTAATTTATCAAACGCGTATAAAATATCTGCATCAAAATTTTCTTTAATGAAATTTCTACACATGTCATCATCATACAACGAATATGTGAATTCCGGATTTTGTAATTTTAATAATTCTACATTTTCTTTCATTTTTGGTGGCAAATCTAACGTATACCATGTTTGATATAAGTTGAAGGGTATCACATACTGCGTATTTATTTTTTTATCCAGATAGATTGGTAAAGATGCTTTTTGTTTATTTGTTTTCATGAGAAACATATATTATTTGATTTAAAAAATATTTGGTTAATTTACATAATATTTTTCAATTACATTTAAAATAGATGGTATTTCTTCTTCTTTGCATTCCATCCATTTTTCATGAATTTTATCTAGAATATCCATATCATATTTATTTCGCATATACTTTAACATCGATGACCCCTTTTCTAGTAGTTCTTTACTGTTATAAGATAGGGATAGATAATCACTACGGGAAGAGGATGCATGAAACATTCCGCCACGCAGTCGCAAGATTAAATGGATACGCGAATTGGCTTGAATTCCATAACTGTGTAGACACACATTATTTTCTAAATGTTTACCGTTGAATACCATACGCTGTTGGTCTATCATTAGGCCATCTTGTTTGTAGATTTCTTGTTTGATACGTAGCACGGTATCTGACGCTCGAATTTGGATGATTAATACCCGTCCGGTAAGTGTAACTGCTGTAATGTCGAAAGGTTCATTTTGTTCAATAGGATAAGATGGGATAAAAGGTAGTTGTGTAAATAATTCTACAAATAATTTATTCAACTCATACTGCAACTGGATTGGAGATTGAACACACTCCATTTTTTACTATAGTACCAATATGATTTATATTTCAATTTAAATCTAACACTATAGTATTACTATGTCGGAAACGTACACCATGTTCCCTATTCAAAACCAATCTATTTGGAACATGTACAAAAAACAAGTGGATTGTTTTTGGAGGGTAGAAGAAGTTGATTTATCTTCGGATGTTGAATCCTGGAAAAAATTAACCGACCAAGAACGACATTTTATTTCTATGATATTGGCCTTTTTTGCATCCAGCGATGGAATTGTGCTTGAAAATCTTGCATCCAGGTTTATGATGGATGTAAAGTTATCTGAAGCACGGGCTTTTTACGGGTTTCAAATTGCTATGGAAAATATACATTCAGAAATGTACAGTTTGTTGATTGATACGTATATCAAAGACCCTGAATATAAATTGACATTGTTTCACGCTATGGAAAATTTTCCGTGTATTGAAAAGAAAACCAATTGGGCGTTAAAATGGATTACCAATTCTTCTTCGTTTGCCACCCGGCTAGTGGCCTTTGCATGCATTGAAGGAATCTTTTTTTCTGGTGCTTTTTGTAGTATTTATTGGCTAAAATCAAGAGGAATCATGCCAGGCCTAACATTTAGCAATGAATTAATTAGTAGAGATGAAGCATTGCATACTGAATTCGCCATTTTATTGTACAAATTAGAACCTGCATTATCATCTACACTATTTCTTGAAATAGTAAAAGAAGCCGTTGAGATTGAAAAAGAGTTTATTAATGATGCACTTCAATGTAGGCTTATTGGAATGAACGCGCCTGCTATGAGTACGTATATTGAATTTGTAGCTGACCGTCTATGTATTCAAATGGGATATTCACCTATCTATCATTCTTCCAATCCATTTTCATTCATGGAATTAATATCGTTAGAAGGAAAAACGAATTTTTTTGAAAAACGCGTAGGTGAATATGCAATGGCCGATACGACTAAAACAACGGCTACTATGTTTACTTCTGATTTTTAATTATGGTGCAAATAATGCCGCTTGTCTTGCTGGAGTTGTTGGTTTTTCGTAACATTTATTCAACTCGCAATTATTTACTTTATTTTTTTCAAAAAACACTGGGTCTTCTGAATAATAAATTACCGTTTTATACAGTTTTACATAAGACAAATTATTTTTCTTGATAGTATCAAGTTTTAAACGATTTAATCTTGTATCACATGATACTGCTCCTTGCTTTTCGAATTTTTTGTTGTTAGGTTTGTAGGTAGTTTTTATGTAAGAAGGACTTCCACATGACGGAAGCCCTTCTTGCAACTCATAATAACTACTATCTGGTGTAGCTACTGGGGTACCTCTAAATTTATCTTTAGTATCAAATGTATTACCACGACTTTTTAAATAAGAATAGGATTCAGTGTAATATGATTTGTTGTTAGGTTGTATAGCACTTTTTATTTTTGCATTTCCACTAAAACTTATTATGTTTCCTGTATTGGAACTAGCAGGTCCGTTGGGCCCAATTGGACCCTGGGTATTTTCACAACACGTAGTTGTTTGACCATATTTATTTTTAGCTAACATTTTTATAGGTAAACCTACTTCTTTTGAACGAGAACAGTTAAAATCACATTTATTTGACTGATCTATGTTATCATTAATAAACCCTGCTTGATTTTCAAATGTTCTAGGTAAAGCAGCATGTACACCTTGTTTACGATAATGTTTAATTGGACGACAAGTTGGGTAATATTGGGTATTAAAGGCTGTATTAGAAACATTTTTTTCAACTTTATAGGTATAAATTAATTGTTTTGTAGATGTTGGAGGTATAAAATGCATATATATTTAGATGTTAAAAAATATATATTAATACTATGTTGATTTTTATTTTAGGTATATTATTACTTTTACTTTTACTTAATTATATGCCTCATACATACAAAGAAGGTGCTACTACAGAGTATGATGAATCTAACTGTCAAAGTATTGCTAAACAAAATCAAAATAGTATAGAAACGTTGGAACAAAATATGAAAAAAATATTAGATTTACAAAGTAAAATAGATTCAATTAAAACACAAATAGACGCAAATACAACCCAATTATCTTCGTTGACAGACCAAGTATATAATTTACCTAAATAAAATATATAGTATGAATAATGTGGTCTATTCTAGTATTTTTTTTATTCATCCTTTTTTTTCTGTCGTTGGTAGTATTTAAGAAAAAAGAAGGGTTTAATAATCCTTACGCCATAAGTGAGGAACATCAAGGTGATATTGCAACTTTTAGGAAACAATTAAGTAAAATTACTATAAGTGACGAATTTTTGAATACAATACAAGAGCAAGTTACTAAATTATCCAATAACACACTTAAACTACAAACAAACGTCCCAACTCAAGAAGTAAAACAATATACTCAAGAATAAATACTATACTATAGTATGTCCGATTCAAATACTTATCCTTATTCTAAATATATTTTACAACCAGAACTATTAGGCGCATCTCCTAAGGCTGGTATAAATCCACTTAAAAATGACGTAAAAGCCCTTATTTCTTATGTAGAAGTATTAACCAGTGGACGTTCAAATGCACAGAGTATTAATCCTTTAGGAAATCGTTATTTTATGGACACTGGTGGTAAATGCAAAGATTCTGCTGGTGTAAAACAAACACGTTATGTATATATTAATAACATACCAGATGGAAATATTCCATTTATATCTTCTGCAATGGGTCAAAATATGACTTCATTTGAAGGTCTTGTTCCTGGTGTGTTGGGAAATATAGCGTATATTAACCCTGCTAAATTATTCAAAGCATTTGATAAAGAATCACCGTGCCAAAAAATAAAAATGCCTATACGTGATATCAACAACAATCAAACGGTAGAGGAAAAACATGTTTGCGAATCCGATATCAAAGAATATAACCCATGTTGGTTTTATAATCGGGTTAATCCAGTAACTGGTGTACCATGCAGAAGTGGTATGACAACTCGTACTATACCTGATGATAAAATGGTTCAAGTGTATGCAGCTAGTATTTATCTGTTGGGAGCTTATCTACTTTTTCGGTTGGTTCAGAAATAACGCCTACGTATTATCTTCTAGATAACAAAATATAAAAGTAGATAAACAATATAGAATATAATAAATACTATACTATATGACAGTTATTAATGGAATTGAAATTGATTGTATTGATTATAAAGTCAATGATATCAAGTATGCGATTCAAAACAACGACCCAATTGAAAATAAATTACATGTGGTGGTGGTTATTTCGAATCCTTGTTTATATGCAACTCGTTACAAATTATTCAAAGAATTTATACGAAGGTTGGAAGACGACGAACACATTCAACTCTATATAGTCGAAATGATTTACAACCACCAAAAATTCATAGTGACTAGTTTGTCCAATCCTTGCCATTTGCAACTAAAGACAAAGCACCCTATATGGCATAAAGAAAATATGATTCAATTGGGTATTCGTTATTTGTTGCCTGCTAACTGGAAAGCCGTTGCCTGGATTGATGCCGATGTAGAATTTGAGAATACGACATGGGCATTAGATACGTTGAAAATATTAAACGGGTCAAAAGATATGGTTCAATTGTTTAGCCACTGCATAGATATGGCCAAAGATGAATCTACCTTAAACATATTCAACAGTTTTGGTTACAGTTTTTCTAAAAACAAACCATACACGATTAAAGGGTTAGATTATTGGCATCCAGGGTATGCATGGGCAATGAATCGTAAAGCTTATGATAAAGTGGGCATTTACGACAAAGGAGTGCTGGGGTCAGGGGACAGTATTATGGCGTTATCATTAATCAACAAAGTGAATATTAATTTGAATTATCAATACCATCCTGATTACAAACAAAGTATGCTAGACTACCAAGAAAAGGCTAAATCATTAAGGTTAGGATATGTACCTGGAGTGATACGTCATCATTATCACGGTACGAAAGCAAACCGAAAATATGTGGAGAGATGGAAAATATTGATAGAGCATCAATATTCGCCGTTGCAACATCTTACCTATGACCCAACTGGTATTTTGGTGCCAACCGAATCATTTTCCAAACAGTTTAAAAAGGATATCTTGAACTATTTCAAAGAACGTAAAGAAGACGAATAAAATAGTGGTATATAGTATGGCTGCTGAAATGGATAGTGAAGCAGACTTAGGTACTTCTGCATCATTTCAAACTTTACCTAAATATTATACGGATTTAAATGCAGAATGGTTAGCTGAATTAGAAAAGTTTCCTGAAGTATTTGAAGATGACTCTATATCTAAAGATTTAGTGTTATCTCCAGACGGCAATATTACTATACCTGATTTAGAACACTTACATAATACTGACATAGAAGAATTATTTACAGGTAAATATTTACCAAAAATAGAAGAAATTAAAACAAAATTTGAATACAAAGAATTACAATTACGAGATTTTTTAGCAGACGACCCAGAATTACCAATAGGATTGGTAAAATTTAGTCGAACAGGGCCAGATAATGAAATAATTGAAATTAATAATATGCCCGAAATAGAAAGATATATTGCAACTCAGGCAGATGAATACAAACAAGATTTGATGAAAGATTTTGTATCTTACTTGTTAAATAAAATGGACGTTTTGAATGGATTTAGTAAACCTATTGATTATGATGTTATTTTATATTTAAATTTACATGGTGTTCTTATAGAACATAAAGTAGAAAAAGATGGTCAAGCGTTAGATGATGAAATGCGATTAAACGATAAATTTGAACCAATAAAAGGTTCATTCCCTATACTTGGTTTATCAGATGACGAAATAGCAAGGGGCAAACATGTTACAATTTTATCTGCAACTTCTCCAGGTATTAGTCATATATTAAATCCTCTACAATTAGCACAAGAAGTTCGCAGTTCAGTAATCCATTTATCTGACTATAGTGGTAAATTGGATATATTAAAGTTACAAGAAGAATTATGTGAAAATAAAAAAGAACATGTAAAACAAATAAATGCAAATATAGATGATTTTTACAAAAAATTTAATCGTGAAACAATAGATAATTACAGACATGATATTGGATGGAGAATAGATAACGATATATGGTTAAATAAAGAATTAATAGCAGATGACGAATTCCAATGGCCGATTAAAGTGATTCGTGACACAAAAAGTTTAATTAATAAACGTACATTTGATGACATTATTGAATCTAGTGGAAGATATCCTAAAACATTTCGTAAAACTACTACGCCGTATAAACCATATATTAGTACAGATGAACTTATACAATATTTATTAGCATTGGGATATATCAATATATTGTTGATTGATGCTTCCTGTGGAGACCAATGTAAATATAAAACTCCTAGAGAATTAAGACGATTTAAAAGATTAGTAAAAAGTACAAGAGTTGGTAAAGGAGGAAAACGTACTAAAAAAATAAAGAAAAGAAAAACAAAAAGATGTAAACGATAATAAAATAGTTGTCTATAGTATGGCAGCGGCATCTATGGAAGTAGAAACAACCGATACTATACCTATACCTGAATATTATAAAGAATTAAATGATATATGGAGTAAACACAAACCTATAGAATTAAAAAGATATGAAGGGAATACGGATTTAGTATTAACTAATACATATGATATTACATTACCTAATTTGGATGTAGACACGGCAACACAAGAAAAAATGTTAACAGTATACAGCCGTGAAATTATACCTGTATTTGAAGTTGTTAAAAGTAAAGAAGAATATAAAATAATACAAATTATATTGGCATGGAAAATGTCAGATTTACATTATGGACCTCCACCAACATTAGCGTATATTGATACAAAAGTTGAATTTACAAATGAAAAAGAAATAGAAAGGTATATTTCACGCCAAAAACCACGAAAAAAACAAGAGAAATTGAGATTAGAATTATACGAAATAAAAGGTGAAATAGATATTTTAAATAGTAAACGTGAAACATATGATACTGTTGTATATTTAGATTTACATGGCGTATTATTAGAAGAAAGTGTAGATGGTCCAACCATTGATTTTGGATTAAAGATGACTAAAGCAGGATATTGTACACCAGGTTTATATCCTGTATGTGGTGTTCCTGAATTTTCAGATTCAAATTTTACATTTATTACAGCTACTAAACCTGGTGTAATCAATATTGAGGACCTTGCAACTTTTTATGGTCAAGTTGAAACAATTGTGAATAGACAATTACGGACACGTAATATAGATATACTTGAATTACAAAAAGAATTTAGACAATTAAAACAAAAATTTATACTAGATACAAACGCTAAATATAGTGCTCAACAAAAATTAGAATTATTTAAAGGAGATTGGGAAAATTATGAAAGTGATAAAGGATGGGGAATTACCGTAAACAAATGGTTAAATAAAAAATTAGTACCTGATAAAACATTTGGAATTCCTGTTCGAATTTTATATGATGAACCCGGTAAGACGCCATTAGATAAATTACATTTATTTGACCGAATACTTGAACATAATGGTAGACCTACTCGTACATTAAGATCAGATAAAGAAGATGATGTGTTTATTACAACCAATGAAGTAGTTCAATATTTAATAGATGCTGGTCGTAAAAATGTGTTAATCATAGATACATCGTGTTTTGACCAAGAATTATATCATGATATTCGAACTAAACGAAGACTTGTACGTGAAGCAGTAAAACATGGAGTAGCAAGTGTAGAAGGTGGAACACGAAAAATAAAAAATAAAAAGAGAAGAAAATCAAAAAGAAAAAAATATTGTATGTAGGTAATATATGTCAAAATCAGTAGAACAAGTAATGTCTGATTTAGAAAAAATTCATGGCAGAGATAAGTTTGTAACATATTTAGAAAAATTATCTCCTGAAATGAAAGATAGTATAGATTTTGCAATTGCTCTTTTAAAATTTAGTAGAGGGTGTGCGATTATTAAATATTTATCTCCAAGAATACTTAATAATATTGAGGTTGCAACTGCTGTTTTATATGAACAACCATATTGTCTTGAACATTTTGGCGATGAAATAAAAGATAATGAAGATATTGCGTTATTACTACTTGATATTTGTAAACCTAGAGTATTTCACGACCTAATGTACAATCTTTCAGATAGATTAAAGAATGATAAAAAATTTATGTTTAAGGTATTTTTAAAAGATGAAAGAGAATTTTTTAGTGGATATGTATTTAGTATTTTATACAATGAAGATTTTGTAATAGAATTATTAAACCACAATTATAGAGTATATGATAAATTACCCGAAAAGATGCAGGCTAATACAAATGTAATATTAAAACTATTGTCTATAAATGGAACGTGGTTGCATTGGATTCCATATCGGCTGCAATCCAATGATGAATTTTTATTTGCTGCTGTAAAGAATAACTATGACGCTATTGGAAGTATGATAGGACGTTCATCAAAACATATGCCACTTGAAACTAAAAAAGAATGTATAAGAATAAATTATGGTGCAATAGAGTATTTTCCTGGTTTAAAAACAGATAAAGAGTTTGATAATCCAGAATTTAAAAAAAAATCTGTTAGAAAAAAATGGGAAACAATAAAGTATTTTCCTGAATTACAATCAGATAAAGAGTTTATTAGAGAGATAATGGTTCATAATCCAGTTGTATTAACACAGGCTAGTAGTGATGTTAAAAATGATAAAGAATTAGTATTTGAATACGCACAACATGTTTCGGGTGAAGAATTAGCTGCAACGTTACCTCTATTTGATGAACAATATCAACATAATTTACAAATTATTAAAAAGATACCTTCAGAATTATTAACACCTATCCAAAAAGAAATAATAAAAAGTGCACAAGTGGATACTGTTGAAAAAGGGTTAGTACTCAAAGCAAGAAAACCTGGTATTCCAGGCGTAACTAAAAACATTCGAGAAAATATAAAAGGTTTTATGGGTGGTACAAAAAGAAAAAAAAAGAAAAGAAAAACAAGAAGATATTAGATGTGACGTTTCTTTTTCCGAAATTTATGTGTTTTTTTCGTTTTCCACCTGACATTCCAAGTTGTTTTTTAATTTCATTTAATAATTGGATTACCTTTATCATATAACACACATGATTGTTTACAAAATGTTTTGCAAACTTCATTTGTGTTTTCTCCTGCTATTGTATATCCCAATTCTTCAAACGTATTTAATGATGGTTATCCTTTTGTATCTACAAATTGTTCGGATATAATAGTTTTCTAATTTATCCAATACAAATACATGATTAGTATTATTTACAATACTACAAATTAAATCAACTTGTCTTGGGTCATATTTTTTATATATTAACAATTCTCTTAGTAACCAAGATGCACAATCACCCATTGATTCTATTTGATAGGTAGATAATACTGTAATAGCATTGACAATATCAGAATGTTTATAATCACTACAATATGTTTTTTAGATTGTTGTATTGTTTGCAATGGTGCATTTCCCATATACTATATTTTATGGTTAATAAAACCCAATAGATTTAAACGAAGATAAATGGATTTAAATATAATTTTAGGTCATATATAAATGAACAATACTATTGTATTAGGTACTTTTATCAAACAACTAGACGAATGGCTAGCCGACATTACTTCGTGTTATAAACCGAATGATGCACGATTTATCAAGTGTAAGTTGTATTTTGAAACCATTAAACAAGGTAATCCAAAGTTACTCATTACATTGTGGAAATCTAAAATTGCTATTCCTTACAAAGAGCAAATAGCATCCGGAAATATTGATTATTTTTTGAACAAGGATTACAAAGAAGACATTTCCACCAATTACAATGATACCATCGATAATGCTATACAAGATTTGCGAAAAGTCATTAAAACCATGAACCAAGAAAATATTCAAATGTCGTTGAAATATATTCAAAATTTGTGTAAATTAAGTGAATTATATAATTAACGACTTCAATTTAAAATCATTCTATATACAAATAGCATGATTCCACCTAATTTCTACAAAGTAATCAAGGATTTTATCCAAGATATTGTCACTACTTTTCCTGAACTACCATTGACACCTGACCTTCGGGCCATTCGCGAATCAGAAATTGAACCTCGTTCAGATGCATTGAACCAAAGTTACACAGTTGTGTACGAACATGTATTACACGAATTTCCGTTACGTTTTTTCGATATTTTATATGAAAAGACTGAATTGTTTCAAGAATCGCGCACCCTTCTCCCAGGTATTGATTTTAAGGTGTTGTGGAACGACAACATTACAGAAAAAACCAAAAGTGTTATTTGGAAGTACTTGAAGCTCATTTTGTTGATGATTTTAGGAGGTGAAGGAGAACATTCCAAATTGTTTGAAAATATCAACATGGATGACATGAAAGAGAAATTAAACGAGACCATGAATGATATTCATTCTTTTTTTGATAAAGACAGTATTCCAGACCCAGAAGAAATGAAAGACCATTTGAACGGTCTCATGTCGGGAAAGATTGGTTCTTTAGCAAAAGAGATTGCTGAAGAATCAATTGGAAATTTAGACGACCCTAAAACAGCAGATGATGCTTTTAAAAATATGTTTTCCAATCCTACCCAAATGGTTGGTCTGATGCATAACATTGGTGATAAAATAGATAAGAAAATTAAATCGGGCGATTTGAAAGAAAGTGAGCTGATGGAAGAAGCGATGGACATGTTGGGTAAAATGAAAGACATGCCTGGTATGAAGCATTTTGAGCAAATGTTTAATAAATTTGGTGGAAAAATGGATTTTAATGCAATGGCATCGCAATTGAATAGCAAAATGGGCCAATCTAAAATGAAAGAGCGATTGCAGGCAAAATTAAAGAAAAAACAGGCAGAAGCTGTACCTGTAGTAAATCCTGAAATAAAGAAAAAGATAAAGAAAAAGAAAAAAAATAAGAACAATATACATGACCCAGTTTTGGATAAACGACCCAACGATACTTCTGAATAAATATAATTTAGTGTTTTGGCCAACGGATTCTATGCCTATGAACGAAAAATTAAATGCAATTACTCGTTTAGTCGTTTTATTATGTGTTACTGGTTTTATAGCAACACAAAATTTAAATTTTATTTGGATAAGTATTCTTACAATAGCGTGTATTATTGCTTATCATAAATTAAATAACAAACCGATAGAAAATTTTGAAAAACAAGATTTTTTAAAACATACAACACCTACTGAACAAAATCCAATGATGAATGTCCTTTTACCAGAAATCAATGGAAATTCAAATCGTAAATCGGCTTTGAAATCTTATTTACCTGAAACAGAAAAAATAATCAACACTAAAGTAAAAGAACAAGTATCTAAACGATTAGACGAACGATTGTTTAAAGGTGTAAATAATGAATTAAATTTAGAATATTCTATGCGAAATTTTTATACAACTGCAAGTACCACTATTCCAAATGACCAAGAAGGGTTTAGTCAATTTTTGTACGGAGATATGATTTCAGCCAAAGAAGGAAACCCTATTGCACTAGCTAGACAACAACCTAGATTAGGTTCGTTACCAGGTTAATTTAATTTTGTTTAGTAAAACCAACAAAATTAAATAATACAATTATTATATATGGGAGCATCAAGTTCAATTTTAGGACAACCATCAGGACAACCAACAGGACAACCATCAGGACAACCAACTAAACCTTCTATAACTGATTCATTACTTAGTTCTTTTAAAGGAGCAATAAGTTCGCCTACGGTATCAAACAGTGTTAAAAGCGCAGTACCTAATTCAACTATTTATCCATTTGATAAAAAATATGGCGATGTTACTATATTAGAATTTATGACTACAGTATGGTCCAGATTAGCCTATATGAAAAATACAGATTTTCTTGCTGCTTACAAACTAATTTTTAAAGATGATGTTGATATTACACAGTGGAGAGACACTACAAAAAAAAATACAACAAATAATATTACAATAAAAACATTGATGGAACGAGTTTCAAATGATTCATCTTATCTAAACAATTTTATTCCATTTTTACCTTTAGCTCAAAAAATAAATGTTATCCTTGGAGAAGATGCATTAGTAAAAAAATCAGGTTTGTTTAATAATCGTACCGCGGAAGCTACAAATTGCGATGTATCGTTCAATATTCCTCAACCTGATAGTGAAAACATAATATTTACATCTATTTCAACGTCCAATTATAGTGGATGTTATGTTTTTGCAGATACACGTATGCCAAATGTTGTTGGTGTTGCATTTCGTGGAACATATAGTATAAAGGCAGCAGGGTCTTACATGCAGCCTAAATATATTGTGTTAAAATCTATTATCGATAAAGGTAATATTAAAGTTATTACCGGTATATATAAAATCATGATTGAAATGGTCCATACTATCCTGAATACAATTGAAGACGTAAAAGAACAATTACGTAAAAAAACAAATAGTGATAAAGAAATAAAACTTATCGTTACAGGACATTCGTTAGGAGGAGCATTAGCAACACTATTTAGTTATGTCTACATGAAAACAACTAGTATTAAAAAAGATAAGTTATGCTGTATTTCTGTTGGTGCTCCACGAGTATTTAATAAAGATGCTGCTATTGATTTTTGTAACATGTGTACAACTCAAAAATTATTTGAATACAAGAGATTGAAAACAACAAACGACCCTGTAACTATTATGCCATTCGCTGCAGTAACCGAATATCAACATCCATGTTCAGATAAATCACAAGTAAAAATTCGTCAGGAAGTATTTAGAGATTGCTTCCCTCAAGTGAGCAATAGTTTTTCCAAACGATGTTTACCTAAAAAATTTGCTATGACATCTAATTATGATTTACCATTAAATTGTACCCAAAAAAATAAAAGTTGGTACAGCAGTTCTTTTAATTTTCCATTAGCAATAAGTTATCACTGTATGTATCTTGGTATTTTATTTGCAGGTGCATTAGACCCTTACCTTTATCTTAAATCGAATACAAAAAAACAAGACCCCGTTGAAATCAACCGATTTAATAACCATAAAGATACGGCATGTAAATTATGTTGTTACGATGGGACATATCTAAAAGTTGTTTATTTTAATTTAACTTATTTTCGTAAACAAAATGGTGCATTCCTTGAAGATGTTTATGTAACCAAAGAAAATTATGCTGCTATTAAACAAAAGTTAAAAGGTACTGCAAGTGGAATGGATATAAATGGTTTAGTTCCTGAAAGTAATGCAATTGAATCAACTAATCCGGAACCATTAAATCCTGTTAACAAATCTTCACCAAATACTGGTACAAATGTTGAAGAAATCGAATTAACTTCTTTATCAAAAGCTCCGGCTGTAGAATCACCAACAACAGTAGACGAAGCAGCACCAGAAGTAGATACAACATTAGAAGCAATAGCGGACTTGCCAGAAGCAGAAGAAGCATTAGCAGAAGCAACAGTAGATGAAGCTCCAATAACAGTAGATGAAGCAGCACAGGAAGCACCAGCAGTAGACGCAAAACTAGAAGCAATAGCGGACTTGCCAGCAGCAGAAGCAGCAGCAGAAGCAGCAGTAGACGAAGCAACAGTAGACGAAGAAGAGAAAACAGGTATGGTGGGTGGTGGAGTTGAACAATTCCCAAAACCAAATGTAACTGAAGAATTTTTGTTAAAAGTAGAAACAGTTGTTCAAATACCACCTGTAGAAGACCCCAATGAAGTAATGACTGAACAAGAAATTGCAATTATTCAAAACACTTCCCAAACATCTCCTGAAAATGCTGAAAAAGAAGGTAAAAAACAAGATATAGAAGAAGGCCAAACAGGTGGAACAAAACATAAAAAAAAGAAACGTAAAAAAACAAGAAAACGTAAAATAAAATTATATTTATAAGTTATATGGAGTTTTTGAAATCAACACGTATAGGCGAAGATGAAGGAGGTTTAACACAAGATAACCTGTTTAATAGATCGTATCGTGATTACATGCTTGAAAATTACTATACAACCGATTGTAATATGAGACAACCTATTGAATTTGCAACCAGTCAAGTCAACGTCAATTATTGTGCTGCAGGTGGGGCTGGAAATCAATGTGATTTAGGCGGGTGTAATATTGACCAAAATTCAGAATTATTGTTAGGCTCTTTACAAACCCACCCAAAATGCCGTATTTCTTTATTTCAACGTACCTTTTTAACCGTTCCTTATTTAGGAAAAGGTCCTTTCAATCCAGATTTAGAATCTAAATTACAACAAACCGACACTTTTTCTAATAACAAAAAAAGTGTAAATACCATGTCCGAAATAAGTTATATGCCTCTCACCAATTATCCATTACTTCCTGCCATTCAAGAAACAGTGACCAACCCTTCTTATTTAGTAGAAGGGGTTGCATCTAATGGGTGGGTTCGTGGTGGTATTCCTTCGCGCGAAATGACACGTGATTACGCTAAAAATGGACAAAAAAAATAAAAAGATGAATTATGTACACTACTACATTACCATGCACCTACATGAATATAGAAGATACAGACCTATCAAATGAAATGTATCAAACTGAATTATTAGCTGTTTTTGGATTAAATACTTATTCAGATTCATTAGTTAATTCTATTCAAAACTTGTACAATTCTTTAGACTATCCTATAAAAGATATATTAAAACATGTTTCTTTTCAATATTCAGATGATTCCGACTTATTATTTTTAGTATTATTTAGTTATGATTATTTCAAGTATACACACGATTTATTATGTAAAATCATAACTAAACAAGATACAACACAATCTCAAGAAGAATTAATAACTGTATTAAAAAAATAAAAGTAATTAGGTATACTATGGCAAGTACACGAAATAAAAATACAGTTGGAAATTATTGCGACCAACAACGACAACTTCAGAAACAAGAAGATTGGTTCATGACCAACTATAAATTTGAAAATCCCCGACCCGCTTTTCCTTGTTCAGGTATCAACGTACAACATGTTCCATCCAATGAACTCTCTAGAAATCCAGTTGATATTGAAACCTATTTATATGGAATTAGTGCAAATAATTTCATAAATCCATTACCTGAAGTTGTTCCCGATTTAAAAACATTTGAAAATATTTCCTTTTTTGAAACACCCAAATTATATATGCCCGTTCTTCCACCTTATTTACAAGGTCAACGTCCATTTTAATCTCATGTATAGGTAATGTTTTTTTATCTTTCATTGGTAATTAGTGCTATATTATTGGGTAGTTTTATGATATTTGCAACATACGATTACAATAGGATAACGTCTTCTTATTATATTTCATTACAACAAAATGAAGATAAATTTAATTCAGATGTAGAATGGATAGGAAATAAAGCAACTACGATATTTGATCATTCTATCGCCTATGAAAGTGCATTAATTGTATAGTTTTATGTATTTATAAATTTATATAAATACATAGTATTTTTATTATTAATGTCATCTAAAATTATTGATTATGAACTTGGAATTCCAGATTATAAAATATCCATATCTGACCAACTTGAAATGATTAATTCTTGTTTACATTATGGAATTCAAAATACTTCATTTGATAAAATCATGAATAAAATTGGTGTACAAACAAAAAACGTATGTATGTATACACAAGATTACTATAATAAGAAATCGTACAAAGAAAAAATGAAAATTTATGAAGAAGAATCATTTTATTTAGCAACAAAAACACTAGATAAATTGATGAAAAGAATAGATAAAAATAAAATTACCCATGTATTAGCAGTTAGTTGTACTGGAACATATTCGCCCTTTTTACAAGACAGAATAGCCAATTATTTTCATTTGAACAAAACATGCAAACGTATTCAATTGCAATATATGGGTTGTCATGCTGGTGTAAAAGCATTAGATTTGGCTAATTCATTGGCCAATGAAAAAGAAGACAACACCGTTTTAGTCATATGTTTAGAATTATGTAGTTTGCATGCAGTTCTCCCCAATAGTACAGACAGTCTACATGAGATTAAAATGAATATCATAAACAACCTTCTTTTTGGAGATGGATGTAGTGCGTTCGTTGTCTCTTCTGAAGTTGAATCAAAAGGTTATGAAATACTACATACAATGACCTATGTTCTACCCAACAGCGAAAATCATTTAACATGGAAAATGGGAGATAATGGATTTTTAATGAAAATTGATAAATCCATTATTGAAAATATATCCAACAATATCGAAAATGCATTGAATACTTTCAAAGAAAGTTGTCCGTTTTCAGATGATGATGTACAGCTTATTGTTCACCCGGGTGGTCCTGCCATATTAAATACAATAATAAATACATTACATCTTGAAACATCTGCATTAAATCCATCTTTTGATACATTAACCAATTATGGTAACATGTCATCCTGTACCATTTTTTTCGTATTAAACCAATATATCATGAATAACAAGGAAAATTTAAAAAAATATGGATTATTCATTGCATTTGGTCCAGGAATGACAATTGAAATGACCCTAATCAAACTGTTAAATTCTTCCAACTATTTAATACATGAATGTATCCTTGAAAAAAATGCATTGGTATCTAATACAATGAAAAGGTCCTATCGCCGCGAACTTATGGATAGACCATTGAACTATACTAAATCATATATAAAAAAAGACGTATATGACACCTATGCTGTTTTTGATAAATTGTATACTTATTTATTTAAATCATCTACTTATTTATCAAAGATATCTAGTTACACTCCAACCAACCTATTAGAAATAGGTTCAGGGAGCGGATGGATGGCCAACAGAATAGCTGAAACGTTTCCTACACTACAGGTTGAATCGGTAGATAGAAACGAATTATCTTTGACCTTTTGTAAAAAATATGAAAAACCAAATGTATCATTTCATTCTGAACCTAAAAATACAAAATATGACATAATTACATGTTCAAATAGGATTCATCATTTGACAAATGAAGAATTTATAGATTTTGTGAAACATCATTATGCAATGGCAAATAAAGGATTAATTCTGGTTGATTTAGAAAATGTAAATGTAACACTACAAAAAATGGGTTGGAAAATATTATCATTTCTAATAACTAACAACGTGGCTATTCATGATGGATACACATCACTGGAAAAATTATTTACACGAAAAGAAATAATGGAACTCTTATTACAAAGTGGTATTCCTAAAAACAATATAACGATAGAAACACTTTTTCCTTTCCGAATGATGATTACAATTGATAAAGATACACATTTCAAAAATATGGAATTAGATGCAACCAATAAAGTTGAATATAATAAAAAAATGTTTAATTTGTTATCCAGTACGTATGACAGAGCAACATTTTCTTTATCTTTTTTCAAAGACATTGTATGGAAAACGATAATGTTAGATACTATGCGGGTAAAACCTGAAGACCATATTATTGATTTGGCATGCGGAACAGGTGATTTGTCTATTATGCTTTACAAAAAATTCAATGCAACTATTGTTGGGTATGACATTTCAGAAGAAATGATAAACATTGCAAAAATAAAGACAAAAACAACAGGAATTGATAACATAACATTTAAACTAGAAGATTGTGATAAGTTGAATTTGGGTACAAATAGTGTTGACCATTGTACGGCAGGATATTGTTTTAGAAACGTTCCTGATTGGAAAAATACGTTGAAACTTGTGCATGGTGCAACCAAATCGGGCGGAACTATCAATGTGATTGACTTTTTTTATCCAAATAATATGTTATTTCGAATGGTCTGGTTACCGTTGTTGTGGTTTTGGACAAGTCTCAATGGATTATGGTATTATGGAAATGCTAAATATTATAATTATATTTATTACAGTATCCTTGATTTTGTTTCGGTAGAAGAATTTTCTCAAGAACTTAATCATATTGGGTATGATGACATAAAAATAGTAAAATTGATGTTAGGTGGATTATACATAGTTCAAGCAACAAAAAAATAATAAATTACATGAGACATTTATAGTTACGAGCTTTGAGTGGTTCTACTGCAGGATACGTAGTGTTGGATGATTGAACAATGGAATAATTTTGTGAATTATAGTACTTTTTACGTTTGGACCATTGGCGTACGAACGTATCATGTGAATCTACAATGTCTACAATAATAGGTTGGCCATGTTTTTCTCTTAAAATACGTCCAACTGCTTGAGTTACATCTGTTTTAGGCGTTGCCATAATCAACGTATTCAACGATTTGATATCTAATGCTTCTTCTGCCATGGCATAGGTAGCAATAACGACTTGTTTGCTCTCCGTTTCTTTCAACTCGGATGCAGACATTCCACCTATATAATATCCCACTGTTGCTAATTTGCGGTGTTGAATCGCATCGTACAAATAAGTTAACACTGACTTATTATGTGCTAAAATCATGATTTGCCGTTTAATATCGGATGGTTGGAGTAAATGAGTAAGAACCGTAAGTATAAATTCAGTGCGACCATTGTATTCGCAAATCTTTTTAATCATGCTGGAATAGTTGGCTTGACCTTTAAAATTTAAAATGGTTTCATTGAAGTCAGCATCGTTTGTTCGATATTTAATCATTTGAACCACAATGTTATCTACAGTTTCACGTTGCGCTGAATAAACAACTTCTCCTAAAAACATTTTAAATATTTTGGTCATGCCATCTTTACGTTCCATCGTAGCAGACAATCCAAGCATATAAGGTGTGACGATTTGAAACAACGCATTGCTAAACACTTCTGCACCCATATGATGGGTTTCATCAATAATGGTAAATCCAAAATCGTTAAACACTTCGCGCGGATATGTTTTAGTCGATAACGATTGCAACATGCCTAACACTATATCTTTGTTGTTGACATCAATAATTGACCCTTGTATTCTTCCAATTCTAGCAGAAGGTAAAAATTCTTGTATTCGTTCTATCCACTGGTCCATCAAAAATTCTTTGTGCACAATCACCAATGTTTTTTTACTCAACGCGCTAATTAAATACAACGCCAAAATAGTTTTTCCAAATCCACATGGTAATTGCAGTAGTCCGCATTTTGATTTCATAAATGCGTCTATAGCAAGTTGTTGCATATCTCGTATTTGTCCTGTAAAAGGTACTTGAATGGTTGCCCCCTCAGGTAATTGGGAAGGAGCTGCATACGAATTATAAAATCGAGGAACATACAATTTGTTGGGAGATTCACGATAAATGTAAAAAGGAGGTAAAGGTTGGTATAGGTTTTTAGGCGTAATGGTAAGTTCTTTTTTAATTTGTTTTTGTTGGGATTCAGAAATGGTTGATTTAAGAATTGTAACACCTTTTTGACCTAAATACATTATACTTATACAAATTTTAGATTGTTTAATCAATTTTAATTATAATCTTTTATACATATATGAATATTCTCGAGATAGTTACCATGGTTGTATTAGTTATCATTATTGCGGGAGGTGTTTCTGTACCACCTGATATTCATTCTCTAGTGGGTAGTGTTCCTGGCACTATTATTATTTTATTGATAGTATTTTATTTATTCTCTGTATCTCCCATTTTAGGCGTATTCGGTATGATTGCTGGATATGAAGTTATTATGAACACCAACACCAAATCCAGCAAAATAAACCCTATTTTAGATGAATTACCATCTCAAACCCCTTTTACACCTACCAATCAGTTTCAAGTTACCTTAGAAGAAACAGTAGTAAACAATATTGTTCCATTAGTTCAATCTGTTACTCCTACACATTTAAATTTCAAATATACAGAAGATAATACGTATTCTGCTGCCAATGCTGTTAATGTTTAGCGGAAACAGCATAAAGCATGTCATATTTTTGTTTTAATATTTCATTTTCTTTGGTCAATTGTATATTTTTTTCTTCGAATTTTTTGATACGAGATGTTAAATCGTCAATAAATTCTCTTGAAATTCCAGTATTTTTTACATCTAATGCCGCTATAGTGGCTGCTTTACATGTAACATCGCATAATTTTTTTGCGTTACTTTCACAATCTGTATTACATCTTTTAGAAGCAGAAGCAATATGTTCTGGTGTTTTAGGTCGAAAAAAACTTTCACCACCCCGATATTGTGTATGTTTTCTGTTTTTTCGAAAACCATATTTTCTTGTTTTTCTAAATCGTTTTCCTCCGCGATACAAATTAAAATTCAAATTACTTCCTGTTGGATTTGTATACATATATATTCATTATATTATTTTACCAATAACATCCCGATTCAATAGTAGTATGGTTTAACGGTTTTTCATGTTCTGAAGGCCTCTTCCAATCGGTAGTCATATATAATTTCATACATTCTCTGCGTTCTTTTAACCATCGATTTCCATAAATACCAAAGTACATTTGCAATACTCCTCCTACATAAATAGCTGTTTTGTTCATAGAATATATATAGGAACACAGTGGGTTGCCGTAGCCACCACATGAACACAGTGCTACATCAAACTCATTTTCTAACCTTTTGATTTTGTTGCAAAATTGTACAAATTCTATATGCCAATCTAAACTTGCATTAGACCCATTCGTTTGCGGTGGTTTTAAATAAATAAAAGTGCAATTGGGAAATAAATCGACAGGATAAGCCTGTTGTTGTTTTTGGATGCTATCTACAAAAGCGGATATAATAAGTATGCGTTTATTGGCTAAAGCATGTGTCCACGGTTTATGAATATAATGAAAAATATCAAATACAAATGCCCAAAGTATTGGTTTTGGATAAAGCCGTTGTATTTCATTCTGTGATTTGGAAATGTACTTGTACACATTCCCCCATGGTTCCCATGCAGCATACACCGAACATTTTTCAAATGCAGATAAATACCATTTTTTATATTGTTCAATTGAATGGATTGAATTACATTGTATTCCAGCATTCTTTTTCATAGTAGACATAAGTTGTTGTAATATGGTAAGGTCTGATGTCATGACAAAATTATTTTCAACACCTGCAATACGTGGTATCAACATGGGTTGGTTTGTTTGTAACATATCGTATAAATCGGTATTTGATTTTGCAAATGAATATATCATCATGGAATCATCCGTAATTTGTGGTATAAGAGGATTATAAGATAAATTTGCAGGAAAAATGTGACAAAAAGGAGGTTTCATAAGTTGTGTATGCTGACGGTGATTATTTTCATGACAATGGTATGTTTTAATATAAGTAGGGTCATTGTAAATTTCATATCCAATTATTTTGAACAAATAAGTTATTTTATTGTCGCATCCAGGTAGTCCTAATTTGATTTTAAAAATGTCCAATTCTTTTTTACTGAAAGAATGGTTGGAATGAATAATCCACGTATCCTGACTATCTTCTCTTCCCGTTGTTTTGTTAGGCCGACAAAATAATTCAGGATTACCATGATTATATTCATACCGAAGCAATGCAAACATTTTTTTATGCAAATGTATATCCGAAGTACGAATATTTTGGATAGTTTCATCTACAAAAATATCGGCATTGATTAATACTTTATATCCATCTATAGTGTAATTTAAAAAATCGTAATAGGTTATCCAATTATGGATGACAATTTGTTTTATTTTAGGGCTAGTAACACCTAATTCTTCGTCTGTATAGATACGTTCGTTCAACAATATTATACTATCAATAAACGGATTGTTGACATTTTGTTGAAGTGCAAAACAAATTTCTTGACGATGAGTTTCATCTTTGTCAATATAAAACTGTAAAAATAAATGTATAGGGTCGGTAGTAGTATAATCTTTACAGGTCGGCAATGATTGTTCTATAATAAACATAGTTTAGTAAAGAACAAATCTTTATTATTGTAAAAAAGGAAGCATTAATGAGGTCGTTGATTCCAAAAAACAAACATTAACCATGCAACCATAAATAACCCTACCGAACATACAGCTGCACAAAAAGATATTTTACATTTATCTCGATTTGTTTCTACAATAGGCTCAGCTATAATGATTGTTACTTCTGTTGCCGTGGGTATTACACCTTCTGATTCAAGCATGATTATACATATAAATTTATGTTTAATCAATTTTAAAAAAAATGTAAAAATAGATATAAAATATAAAAAATGGTCATACAAGTTGTAATTGTTAACATAATTGATACTTCTCTAGCATTTCGATTGTATATTTCGCGGTGATGTTGAATTTCAGTTGAATCTGATTCAGCAACTATTTCTAGTAAAGGTTCTACTATTTCAGTTGCAACAGGTAATTCAGCCATTGTATAATTAGAATATTATATGTTAAAATTAATAATAATAATCAATATTTTTATACTTTTTACACAATAATGAATTTAAATGGTTTGTATTTATATCAAGAGAACGTGAATAGCCCCATAAAATATAATATTCAAACATGGGTGTACATGGAATTAATTGGTGGATTTGTTTGTTTTTTTCGTCATCTTCTAAACAGAATTGAATATATTTAGAACGCACATGGGGTTGAACTCCATCAATAAAAGTTGATATTTCAGGGTGACCAAAATAATAAATGTTCTTTTGAAACAAGGCAGCGTATCGATACATGGAACATGGAGATGTAATTACTTTTAACATAAAAGTAATTACACTGTAAATTCTAAGTACGTTTTGTTTTACTATTCTTTTTACGTTTTGTTTTACCCCCGCTATATGTTGGAGTTGGTAAATCTTAAATACTTCCATTATTCTCATTTTTCCTAGATTCTATTTTTATATCACGGAATATTTAATTGATATTTTTACATTGTCGTTTATCATATTTTAATCCATGTGGACGGAAATAAATCAACTAGAGTTTTATTCGTATTCAAGGGTCCAAACCATTCAGATGGATAACAAATACATTTATCAGGGTTACGATTTAAATAAGCTCCCCACCAACTGAACGTACTGTTGGCAATAATATTATGGTCAGAACAACTCATGAGAAGCAACTGTTCCCAATCTTTCATTTCGTCAGATGCTTTGAAAAAAGAAAGAGTAGGAAATTGTTTCTTAATTTTTCTTAATCTCTGTTTAACTGGAAGATTATCCTTTTCTTCACAGAAATAAATAATGTTCCAATCTTCTTTCTTGGTTCGTTTGATAATTTCGTTAATGGATTTGATATAATAATCGTCTTTTAATAATTCGTAATGAAATTGTAAATTCGTGTAATCTCCAATTCGAAAATGCAAAGATATAGTTTCTTTAATGGTCAAATATTTAGTTTTAATCATTTCTTGTTCCATTTTTAAATTTAATTTTTTATAAATAGCTTCATAATGTTTGTCAAAATATTTGGGAGATTGAAAGTATCCAAACAAAATAACATTTGTTTTTTTAGGAAGAGCATCGTACTCAAATCGTTTTTCCATTAATCGCGGCATGTCTCCGGGTTTCATATTAGGGTCTAACCCTCCTGCAAGACGTTTGAATACATTATCCCAATAGGGAGGACGGGTCTCTTCATCCCATTTGAACGTCGGAATAACCATTTTTTCATTATGTTCAATAGCGTAAGCTATTGCTGTAAATAATTGAAAAAATTGATTTCCAAGCCCTGCTTGTAAAAAAACAGATATCATATGAAGTAGTGTAATGTATAATCTTTAACTTTTAAACGAATCAAATATATTCTTCTGGAAGTATACCTTTAAACCAAGCAGATACGATATACCCATGACCAAATGGAAACGATGGGTCGTTGATTTTTTCCCGGATAAATTCAGGAGTTACTTCTTCACATGTCACTTTACCCCCTTCCAATCGAGGCCCATCAAAATCATAGACTACAATATCTTTTCCTAATTCTACTTCCTTTTTCCAGAATTGTGCCATTTCTTTATCTTTCATCATGTCAAAATAAAGAGGTACATATATTTTCTTGCGAGAAGTTACATAATCATACTGTGCAGGGTCATGCTCAAAATGAGCATACAACACTTTCTTGCCTTTGGAATTTGGATATCTGCGTTTTGCTTCTTTGATACTGTGCCAATACTTTTTGACGTCGGATTCATCGATACCTTCAAATACTTTTCCACTTTGCCAAAAAGCTTCAAAGTTGTAAAATCCTTTGTATCCGCCCTCAACGGGTGTCATAGGCGAGAAATCTCTGCGGTTTTTGCTAGATAATCCTTGTGCACTCGTTACATTTACTTTAGTAGCTCCTTCGGGTGCTTTTGCCCATTCACCGCGAAGGTTCATGCTCGCCAAATATACTTTTCCTGGTTGTCCCATATTTTCTGTTGTAGAGTGAACTATTTCTTTTTCAATTTTATTAGGCTTATAATCTTTCTTTTGTTTAGGTTCTTTCCTTTTTTCTTTTTCACTTGATTTAGGTAATGGTATATGTTCAGTTTGTTGTAATATTTCTTCACGGTCATACTCGCTAAGTGTAACTATAGATGAAGCAGAACAATGCTGTAAATCGGCAACAGAATATGGTTTGTAAATGACTCGTGTACTTTCTGGTATTTCTGTAATATATTTTAATTTGCGTATTTCGCATAAAATGGGACGTAACTCGTCATATATTTTTTTAACATCTGCATCTGGATTTTTTAATTGTTCGATTAAGTCATCCCGTCGTTGTTCAAAACCAATCATAGTATGTTGTTTTGGATAGACAATATCTTTATACTCTTCAATACATTGCATATAATGTTCATGATTGGATTTGTAGAGTTCTTTTAATTGACCAATATCACTGTCTTTTTCATGTGCATATCCAAATAAAATTTTAAATTTTGTACGTAAAATAGTATCTACTGTATCTTCATAGGATTGTTTCGATTCATGGTAAAAATCATTATACATTGTACATGTTTCAATAGGTACAATCATGTTGGATGCACACCCGTCCGTAGGACATACACTAATCAAATTACGGTCTTTCATTTGAAACACGAGTGAAGTCATGAATGCTTTTTGGCAATGAATACATTTACGTTTATTTTTTTTTCGAACGGATTCATCGTATATATTTTTCAAGGAATAATAATCATCCAACAGATTGGACGCTTGAATCTTGACTTTATATAATTTGGTAACTTCAAATGACATATATTATATTTTTACTATTTTTAATTGTTTTGTAAACTTAAATTTTTCAACGGTTCGATTTCGTCGTTTCAAGTTGCAATCTAAACAACTAATGACGATGTTGTCTTTGTTGTGACCCATTCGATTGTCAATTCTGTCCAACGTCCATTGTAATTTATCGTTAGGTTCATAGTCTAATAACATGGGTTGTTGACAATACAAACATTTCATTTTACATACAATTAATTTTTCCAACACTAATTCTGTTGTAATAAAATGATATTCACTAAATATTTCTTGTTTTATATCTTGATGTTTGTACCCATTTAATTTTTTAGTAACACAAGTTGGCTTTATATTCCCTAAATACATTTCATTTAAAATATTCATATAAATAATGAAGAGCAAAAAAAATATTTTAGGAAATATACGAAAAACGCGTAAATATAACTATGACCATACTTTAATAACTAATAGTTATATTAGTCATTCATTTCAATCAATGACATCCAAATACAGTTTTCAACAAAAAAAAGATTATTTACATAAATTAATTGAGTATTGTTTTACAGAATTATCTATCAAAAATTATAATTTATTAACAAATCTTATTTATACAGATATTCACAATATGAAGACAGATTATGATATTTTTAATCGTATATTCATTTTTTACAAATCGTTACACAAAGATAATTTTGTTGGTTATTCTATGAGTGTAGATGATTATATAATGTCTAAAATAAAACAAATGGAATCTATTATTACACCTTTTTATTTAGAAAAACAGAAAAAATCCGTTCTTGTAGATATAGGAGCAGGTGATTGTGCAATTAGTAGTGCACTTGGTAAATATAATAATATGGATACATATGCAATAGACATTAAACAAGATATGGATTGGGGAAGTTCATCTGAAGTCTCCCATTGTAGTCATGTTCATCATTTATTTTATGACGGGACAAATCTTATTGAAACTGTAAAAAATAAGACAGTAAAACCAGTAGGAATAATTATGTATAATCATTCTCTTCATCATTTTGGGAGTTTTGATAACATTAAATTTAGTTTATCACAATCTTATAAATTATTGAAAAAAGGTGGAATTTTATTTTTAAGAGAACATAATTTACATAACAATATTAGTATTAATTTACAACATATTTTCCTTTCTTTAAAATATACAATAACCCATCATCCCGATTGGAAATTTGAACAAACATGGAAATATATGGAACATTTTATAAAAACATATACATCTCATTTTTTTATGAAAAAAAATATAATTTCATTATGCAAACAATTAGGTTTTAAACTTATAAATATATCAAAAACACCTAAATATGATATATCAAAAACTACTTTATATGCATTTATAAAATAATAAAAATTGATATGAATAAATTGTATCATTAGATACTATAGAATGATTATCCCTGTTCGTTGTTTTACTTGCGGAAAATTAATTGGAGATAAATATCGATGGTATCTAGAACGTGTCGCCGAGCTAAAAGACAAACGGGTAAAAGACAAAAAAAGTGAAATTCCTGAATATTTTCATATTGACTTTACGGAAGAAACACCTGAAGCATATGTATTGAATCAATTAAGGTTAACAAGACAATGTTGCCGAAGACATATGCTGACCCATGTAGATATTGAATAATGAAATAAATAATGAAATAAATAATGAAATAATTAAATAAGTTTATTTTTTTGCAACCATACGTCTAAATCTTGTATATACCGTGTTCTAGTCATCGAATCTAAAAACATTTTAGGATTGTTTGTTTTTTTTACAAATTGTTCACGAAATAATTGGTAACATACAGCTAAATTAACCTGCTCATACATAGTTAATACCTCTAATGAATATAGTGGTTTTTTAATACGAAGATTTACTTCATTATGAAATAAAAACATCATTTGTTTACAGTCATATTTAGAAAATGGTGTTTTTACCTTGCGCATAAATTGTGTTGCATGTTCTGCACAATGAGGGCAAGGTAACATAACACAGATTTTTTTAATATGTGCCATTAGTTCTTCTTTAACAACTAAATAATGATTTGGATGTATTTTTTCAATCAACGTATGGAAAAAATACCATGTTGGATTCGCCCAACTTTTAGACATAGTATAATAAAATATTATTTAATATATCTACGCCTAGATTTACGAGACCGCCGTCTGCGATTTCTTCTGCTTCCTCCTTTTTTTTGTAAAGCAACTAACCCTTGTGCAGCATTAATTTCACCAACCGTATGAGTTCCATACGAATTCGTTTGCGAGTTATTTGGTTGATATAGGGGTTGTCCTGTATTCATGAACCCAGCTCTCGCTTGCACTCCGGCGTCGATTGTTTGATACGGTGCCATAGGAATAACAAAGTTTTTCTTTGGAGTATCTACCATAGTATACCATTATATAATTTCCTAAATATGAAATAAGTAACTTATAATTGTAGAATGAATTAAATCATCCATATCGACCTTCTCTAGACATAGTTTTGTTTTATATGCTAATTCCAATACATTTTGATAATGATAATATTCATTCAATACTTCTTTGATTCCATAACAAGGTGTCCAATCTCCTGTAATACTGGAACAACACAAACAACAATTATACGGTTTGATTTTGTATTGTTCTAAAAAAGGTTTTAAATGTTTAAATTCATTTTCTAAATAACGTACATAAAAGATATCGTTCACTTTCAACAAAGGAGGAACAAACGGATAATTGGTAGGTATAGTAAGAGTTGCTCCAGGTGCAAACGACATATTTTGATAGGTTTCATTCACTTGAATACTCGGAACTATATGTCTTTCTTTTTCAAATCGTCTTATTCTAGCATCCATCTATATTATTTCATACGTTTTGTTTATTATAATTTATAACATGTAGTTTCAATCAACCTACTATTTTTTCGTATTCATCCCAGTGTCTGCACCCCATACGTGAATTGCAGTTTGCACATATAGGTCGCAAATTTTCAATAGTATCTTCCCCTCCTCTACATTTGGGCATAATGTGTCCACAATGGAAAGCAGAATCTTGTTCCTTGAACAACATAGAAGTGCAATGTTGAATAGGACATTTAGCTTCTAGTTGAGTTCCAAATTCTTTATCCCATACTTTTTTACGCAACGCAGACGTTATCATTCGTTTGTATGGAAGCGGTATTACGTTAGGAACCACATTATCATCTAATAAAAATTCAACAAAATTCAATCGTGTAAGTGATAACCATGACCCACGCTTATAGTATTCTTCTTCTTCTGTTTTTACAGTAAACCAATCAACATGTTCTTTGAACAATTTAAGTTTTGTATGAATAGTGTCTACTACTTCTTCTGCATTGTTTTTGGTCAACAAAAAAGGATGAATTTTGTGCATAAATTCTTTCAGTGTGTATATTTTATCATTTTCTCGAAAGGCACGTTTTGGGGAAAATACATAATGGTGTTTTAATAATTCGCAAACATCATATACGCGTTTGCCAATCGTTGCTCCAAGAGATATAAACTTTTGATTTTTATAAGAATCATGGTTCAATTCACGAAACAATGATAACTGGTATTCATCATCCATAATGTTGAAAAAGTAAACGTTAAACTTAAAATCTTGATTGGTTATAAAAGAACTCAAATTGGTTTGTAACTGTTTCAGCATATCAAAACGATGTTGACCATCAACAATATAAATAGATTCTTCATTATAAGGGAGAACACCAAATACTATATTATTTTTTAAATGAAAAAAATCATGGTTTGTAAAAAAGTCTCGTTGCATTGCATTTACTTTGGTTCGATTGATTTCTACTTGGTAACTTGGAATGGTAAACTTATCATGAATAGTTAACAATTCTGCACCAGATAATTCATACATGATGCAATTTTCATGCCTATGTATGAATTTACGCCGAGGTAATATATCTTTTACGATTTGAATAAAATTTCGTTTCATCTAAGCTAATACCTACAATATATTTATGTTTTTTTTTAAATATAATATATCAATAGGTTATACTATAACCCTAAAGTGCTTGTACCTATTTGAGTACCTTTATTATCCATCATTCTGTTAAAGTACCCAGGATACATTGTACTTTTCAAATGTTTTTTATCATCACATTGATAATCTAATCTTTTTTGGTTCTTTGCAGTATTATAATTAAGACAATTTCGTCTATTATCATCAAGTGTTTTTTTTGTAAAAAAACCTCCACCTTTTTTAGATTTTCTATTTTTTATAGACTTTCGCAACGAACGAACATGTAGCCTAGATTTCATAGTTTATCTAAATATAATAATTCAAAAGAGGTTAAAAAAATAGATAGAGTATAAGTAGAATGTGGGCAGATGAAATCAATGACCCTGAATATCAGGACCCTGTTTATTATGTAGACCGTGGTTCGACTAGTTCTGCATCTACCCAACTACCCGATTACAAGGATTTGTACTACCAGCCAATTACATCTCTAAACAAGAGAATTTTGAACGCTATTACCGGAGAAGAATACAAGTATCGAATTGGCTCGAACGATGAAAATCGATTTTATGTGGTCATGACCCAAGACCCGTTTGAGCCAAAGGAAGCATGTCGGCTATTCTTTGCAAATCCACAATCTTATGAAAATTTTTCAGGACTAAAAGTCAGTGATGAAAGCTGGGCGCGATTTCGTAAGAATCGTGAACATTTTCGTATGTTAGATTCGCGATAAATGATTATTTTATGTTTTTCTTAAAAGTAAATTGAAATGAAATAAAGTAAACATCCTAAGTAAATTATGTTTACTTTATTGACTATTTTGAAAAATAAAAATAGTTTGTGTGACTATATTAAAGCATTGAATGCAAATAAAGGTAAATCTCTTCGTGAATGGCTTAATTATGCAAGAAGTATATGTGATGGGTTGCCAAGTGAAGAAAATATGTTAGCTCAACTTGTAAGCGAAAAAAGTGCAAAAGATAAGGGTTTAGTTGGTAAAATTATAGAATATGGGTTTTTTGGTCAAAAACCAAATAGTGATTCTTCTCCAGATATTATTGCATTAAAATGTGATATCAAATCGTGTGCTTTCAAACTTTTTAAAAAAATTGGAAAAAATGCAAAAGAACGACAAACACTTACTAATGTTGGAAATACAAAAAATTATGATTCTTTCCAAAATATATTAGACCATGAACATTTTGAAACTTGTTCCTATTATGCTAAAAGCAGCCAATTTTTGATCTGTATACGAGACGACGATAAGAAAAAAATGAAAACGGTAGAAGAATTAATGAACCAACCCATGTTGCTTATTGTATTTGTAGAACTTGAAACGCTACCATTAGAAATGAGAACAATCATAAATTCAGACTATGAAAATATTCGGCAGTGTGTTCTTGAAAAACGAGTTTCGCAAAAAGGACAGAAATATTTGCATATTCATACACATGGTGCTGGTCATGGTAGCGGAAACCGTGCTTTTGGTTTTACATCTTCATTTATTACTCGAGTAGTAGCGTTACAACTTGCCGAATTACACCAAAAAAAGTTGGAAGACATTCTCATTGAATCTGGTAAAAGTATTTCTATTAAACACGAATATTTATAATTTTGTCAGGTGAAGTAAGAATTATAGGCGTTTCAATATCAAAACAATAATGGTCCGCAACGTACCATCTTTACCTGGATGCTGTTTCTTGATTTTTTCGTCGATGGTATATTTCCCGTACCACAAATATTCTTGTTTTTTGCCGTTTTGTCGGACTTGATAAAGATAAATGTCTTTTGTTTTTATAGGATTCAACAAAGGTTCATTGAATTGTTTTTCATCTTCATCTTGGTCGCCGTCGTGACCAAATAACGTATATTTGGGGCGATTAACATCGCTCAAATCGTCTGCATAGAAATGAGTACCATACACTGACCGTAAAATGGTTAATGCTTTAGCAGGTCGTGGGTTAATTCCGGCAGCAGAAAACGGTGTGCATCCTGTTTCTTGTTTGATATATTCTTCTATCCCACCTGGACCTCCCCATTTTGTAAATAGTATTGGTTCGGGAGAAAGGTCGAACGTGTGCTGAATACGTTCGGCATTAATTTGGTGGGCAATTGCCAATTCCGCGCGAAGTTTCTGAATCAATACACTTGCACAATCCATTTCTGCTTGCAACTCAGATATCTTGATGTCGTTGTCTTGAATGACTTCTGAAATGGTTGCCATATTGAATCTTGTGAATACACTTCCTATAATGGCAAATTCATTTCAATATTTTTAGTAAAAGAAATATTGAAATAGAGTAGGATATTTATTACAACATGCCAAAATAAATAAAAAAAAGATGAAAACGAATATTTATAATTGGTCCACTATATCATTTAAAATGTAAAGAGAATATACTATTTCAAGCGGATATTCATTTTTTTTACATTGAAATGCAACATCTAATTCATCTACTTCAATAAATTCATCTTTTATGTTTAGTTCTTTTATTTTACTAGATATATGTTGCAATAGTTCAGTGGGAGAATAATGGTTGTTTTTATTATTTTCTTCAATTTCAATATTACAATTTTTTTGTTGAAACAGATAACTATCGTACACATGAAGTTTCAACTCTTCTAACCATTGGTTCATTTCTGAAAAAGTTCGATGGATTGAAATAATGGGATACAATTTTGAATTTTTCATCTGATAATGCATGGCTTTTTTACCAGACCCTTTATGTAACACACACCTCCAATGGAATACAGAATGTTCAAAATCTGAAGTAATGTTATCTAATTCAACACGTAGTTGATTCACTTTAAGATAAGGAACATGTACGTGAAATTTACTGTTTATTTTTTTAGGGGAAGAAACATAGTTCGCAAATAACGGTGCAGTTAAATCATTCAAATTGACCTGACCTTTTATCAAAACTCGTTCTTTTTTCACCAACACTAAATTCATGTCTCGTTTGATAGCGTTGGCTAACGCCATCGACAAATGAACACAAACGGCATTTCCAATTTGTTTGTGTTTGGAATTACTGTTGGTTCCAATAAATTGATAATCGATTGGAAATCCCATCAAACAAGCTAATTCGCGAATGGTTGGTGCTCGGTAGCTAGTTGAATTTTCTTTTTGAAATAGGATAGATTCACGCGAACAATAGGATTCAGTAGCCATAATGGTTCTGCAAAGACGGTCTACACGGTCTGGAAAATCCATTTTACCCATAAATCCATGGTCGATTTTCAACCTTTTTGCTTTATCTGCCCATTCTTTTGGTATTTCACTATCATAAAAATGGTCGGTTACCTCATTTTTATCGAGCGTAATTGGGAACGATGGGTCTTTGATTTTGTTTAGTTCTTTCTGCAAAGGAGGACCTAATGCATCTAGAATAATGTTCATATGGGTAGGAGGTAAGTTTGTTAGTTCAGGTAGAATATAATTTCCAACGATAGCACGTTTTCTACCTTGCGGACTACCATAATCCGATGCTACTAATATATTTTTGTAAGGAATGATTAAATCCGGTAAGGAAGGGTCCAACCCTAATTCAGCTGCCGTATATTTATCTTGTATGAATTCTAAACTGTTGGGGACGTTTTCCATTATCCAATATTTTAAACGACTGTTAGGTTTGGATTGTTTGTACAGTACAATTTTTAAATATTGGTGAATTAATTGAACTCCAAGAGTTTTATCTGCTTTACCACTTACGTTGGAATTAGAGAAGGAAACACACGGCGGAGACCCAATAATAATATCTGTATCAGGAACAATAGAATCAATTTGGTTTGTTTGAATATCCAAAATATTCATACATACAGTCTTACAGTGAGGATGGTTGTGTTCATGCGTGGTATGTGCCGGTTTCCAACAATCTAGACCAAACACAACATCAAACCCCTGTTGGTAAAACCCTTCTGAAAATCCACCTGCACCGCAAAAGAAATCCGCTACTGTAATTTCGGTTGTATTTGCAAATTGAGGTGTAATGATAGGCTCATTTTGTTGTAATAATTGAATAATTTCATCTTTTTTCATACTGCTGTATCCTTTCTTATTTTGCTCTTTGCATAGTGTAATTAGTTCGGCACGCGTTTTAGTCGCATAGTCCATTGATATAGTATGTATCATCTATTTAATTATTTTCAATTTTATAACCTATTAAATATAATGTATTAAATAAACTAGAATGAAGTTTGGATATTTATTTTTTTTGAATCCATCTTTTATCAAAAATATAGACAAACCTGTTTGCAAAGATTGTAAATATTTCAAGTACGACCCTATTTACAATGATTATAATTTTGGAAGATGCGGTGTGTTTGGAAATAAAGATTTAATCACCGGTAAAATTACGTTTGAAGATGTTATCATTGCAAGACGGAAAGATTGTGGGGTAAATGGCACTTATTTTGAACCAATAATACTATAAATGCAACATAAATAAAATAAACTATTAGTATACACCATTGTGTGATAGGTTGTAATTTGGTACTTCCACTTCTGTTGCGCAAATATTTAATACAATACGTGTCAATACACGTTGTACTAAATACATTATATTTTTTGGTCAACAAACTAAAAATGGATTGGTCATGCCGGTGTTCTTTGAATTCTGTACAATTGGGTAATATAGATGGACTATCATCTATGTTATGATAATCACAAGATAGTTGATACCATTCGTTTACTAATTTTCGCGTTTCATCGCATACAAATATCATTAATGCACCTGCTTGTCGTTGACTACTAGATGTATGTTCATCTTTATCCATATCTAAAAATTCAATTAAATCACGTTTGTTCCATACCTTTTCCATACATTGGGTATCCGACCCAATAATTTTATCTTTTTTTACTATTTCTATAGAGTCAATCAAATACTTCTTTTCAGAAAGGTCAAGTTCACAACCACAATCTAGATAGAGTATTATCTCCCCATCTTTCAGTTGGTTCATGGTTTTTAAAATAAGATAGGGTTTCCATAACCAATAACCGAACCCTCGTTTATGTTTGGTAATAAATTCGCCGTGTTGTTTCCAAAAAGTTTTGTCTTTTTTTAAGTATGCACCAGTATATGCAGTAATAGTTGTAAATAAGTAAAATGGGTAAGCTTGATTACATAATCGAATAGCAGCATCTATATAATTAGCATGACTTCCAAATGTAATAAAATGCATAATGTGTATTATGAATTTTATTTAAATTATATAAAATTGAAATAGATTTGTTATTCTATTTATCCTATCCTATAATGACATCAGTTTCTATTTTTACGCATACTGCTATGTTCAAGTCTGACCGTGACGGATGGAACGAGATTAATGTTCGCGTTTTATTCAATGGAATAAGTTACACTTTTAAGTTGACTGAAAATGGGCCTGATTACGAGAAAGAACGTATAACTTATATGCACGAACTCCCTTATTTTCCAAAATCATTGATGACGTTAATAAAAACTACAGGTCAAAACGTGTTTACCAGCTTGGAAAATCTATACGAGCTTCTAATACAACTTTGTATAACAGTTCAAGAAGACCAGAAAGAAGTTGAAATGATGTTACGACTGAAACACGAAAAAACAACCTCCAAATTAGAAGCTGAAATTCAACAGTTGCGTACAGATTTGGAGTCATCGCACAAATGTATTGGTAACTTACACCTAAAAACCAAAGAACTTCAAAAAAAACTAACTTTATACTCTTCAGAAGTTGACCAATCGTTAGAGATGATATTAGAAACATCTATACGAGAATTAAACATGTAAATATTATTTAAACGATTTAGGTCGAACTTTCCATGATACATGTTTTGGTGTACGATTGTATTTAGGCGGTATACAACTTTTTTTTATACCCTTTTCTTGTTGATAATAAAATGATTGACCCCATTCATCGCAATGTAACTCCAGTTGAAACCATTCGTTATAACATTCTGGGTCATTTTTTTTAAATTCATCTATCGTCATTTGTTGTTCTAGTGTCCTACATAATGGACATTTGATTGGATTTCCATTTTTAATATGAATGTGAAACGTAGAACGAACATTGACACATGGTTCATTCGATTGAGCCTTGCATTGTTTCGAACATGCTACACATATAGAATGTTTACAATTATCCA